TGGGACATCGAGTTGCCCAGGCCTCCGATCGCGCCCGACAACGTCGTCGTGACGTTCGTTCCGTCCCAGAACCCTAGTAATACGCAATCCTACACGGCCTTTCGGACTGATCGCGACTCGACTCCGGCCGTGATCCGGCCCGAATGGAACGGCTCCTGGCCGACCTGTCGTGGGGCCGAGAATGACGTCACGATCACCTATTGGGCAGGCTACGGGGACTCAGTGGACAAGATCCCACCCCCCGCTCGCCACTGCATTCTGCTCATGGTCGGCCACTGGTTCGCTCATCGCGAGGCAGTTGTCCAAGGCGGGATGAATCCCGTGCCGATGGCGGTTGATGCGTTGCTCGGCGCGATCAACTGGGGGCAGTACCGATGAACGTGTCCCTGCGGGCCGGAGACTTACGAGAGTCGATCACGATCGAGGCCCCTACGGAACAGACGAACGCCTACGGCGAGTCGATTCTCACCTGGGCTCCTGTGATGAATCGCCGGGCCGCCGTGAGAGGGCTGCGAACGGACGAACTCATGAGCGCTCAAGGCCCCTACACCGTGGCGACTCACGAAGTCGAGTTCCGGTACGCGCCTGGATTGAACCCCGGAATGCGGCTCGTCTGGAAAAGCCGAAGCCCGGCTCGGGTTCTCGACATCGTGTCGGTCACGGAGCAGAACAATCGCGAGTCGCACCGGCTGGTTTGCAAGGAGCAAGTCGAGTGATCTCCCTGGAACTGACCGGCCTGGACGAGGCGATCGAGGCCCTGCGGCAAGTGCCGACGACGATCGGAATGCAAGCGGCTTTCGAGTCTGCTGCCCAGAGGGCTTCGGCGATCGTCCGCGAGAAAACGCCGCCGGGTTTCACTGGCAAACTCGGCCTCGCGGCATCCTACGAGGTCACAGAAGACGGCTTCACGGTGGGCTACTCCCAGGGCGTCGAAAAGGCAGGAAATCCCCGCCTGGACAGCGCTCGGAACCCTCGCACGGTTGGCCGCTCGGTGTTCACTCGCATCCGCCGCTGGGTGAGTGTGGACGAACTGGAAAACACCCTGGACGACGCGATCGACTCGCACTCCGACGAGATTCTGTCGGTCATCGAGAGGAGCATCGCCGATGGCCTTTCCTGAGAAGTGGCTCCGCTCCAGGCTCGACGCCGCAACCACCGCAGGCATTCACCCCGTTCTGGCCCCCCAAAACGCGGCCATGCCGCTGATCGTCTACCGCAGGACAGGCACCCGCCGCGAACGGAACCTCCTGGGAAACGTGGGCCGTCCCGTCGCGACCTTTTCGGTGTCGATCGTCTCGTACACCTACACCGAAGCCAAGGAGATCGCCGACTCGGTTCGCCTTGGAGTCGATAACTTTACGGGTACGGCCGACGGTGTGACAATCGTAAATACGGCCTTAGTTTCTGAGGCGGACAACATGGAACGTCCGCTGGAGGGACAGGCCAAGCCGCTCTACCGAATCGACCAGATTTACGAAGTCCGCTATCACGAAAACGTCCAAGGAGGGGCGTAACAAATGGCTTACGAATCAGCACAGGGTCTGTCGTTCACGTTTTCGGGTAAGCAGTTCCTGCTGACTTCGATCTCGTTCAACAAGAACAACCCCGAAGTTGACGTCACCGACCTCAAGTCTCCGCACGGGTCGTTTCGTTCTTACCGGCCAGCCCCGATTCGCGACGGCGACGAACTCTCGATTGAGTTCTTCGGCATGGATTTTCCGCAGATGACCGCCACCGGCGCCCTGACTTGGTCGATGGACGGCACCGGCTCCAACTCGGCTCTCATTTCCAGCCTGCCGACCGTGGCCCTCTGCACTTCGGCAAGCCTCCAGGCTGCGGCGGGCGACCTCATCAAGGGGTCGGCGACCCTCCGGATCACCAACTCCTGACCCACAAATGAGCGCCATCAGCGGGCAGGGGACGAAGTTCACCTGGGGAACTTCGACCTTTCTGCTGACTTCGGTCTCGGTTCAAATCGGCGGCCAGGGCGACATCGACATTACGTCGATGTCGTCGAAAACTGTCCAAGACGACGAGAACACCGGCAAGTGGCTCGTTCACAGAGATGTGGACGTAGCCTTCGCGGGCGAGGCCGACGTCGAGTTGTCGGTCGAGTTTCTGGCAGAGACTTGGATCAAAGACGCCAAGGAGATGGTGGGCCGCAAGAGAAACTTGGTAATGTCGTTTCCTGCTGACGACGAGGGAGAGGGAGAGGGGTTCTCCTTGAGCAGCAAGGCCGTGCTGAGGCAGATGAGTCTCGGCGTCAGCACGGGGGAGTTCGTGGCCGGAAGCGCCACGTTTCGGTTGTCTGGAGACTAGAACCCCGAGGTAAGTGATATGGCTCTTTCTAAGAGCGCGATTCTGGCGGCGGAAGACAAGAAGATGATCGACCACGAAGTCCCCGAGTGGGGCGGGTCGGTCAAGTTGCGGGTGATGACCGGAACGGAGCGAGATCGCTTCGAGTCCGAGTTCGTCGGCGGCAATAAGAGCGTGGAAATGGTGCGGGCGAAACTGGTCGCCAAGTGCCTGTGCGACGACGACGGCAAGCGGCTCTTCACCGAGCAGGAGATTCCGGAACTGGGCGAGAAGAGCGCCGCCGTTCTTGATCGGCTGTTCGCTGAGTGCATGAAGTTGAACCGCTTCAGCAAGTCCGACGTCGATGACCTCGCAAAAAACTCCTAGACCGTCCGCGTCGGCTCTTTGAGTTTCGGCTCGCGCTGGCGTTAGGGCGGTCTCATTCCGAACTTCTCGCGACGGTAGACGCTGCCGAACTCGCAGAGTGGGAGGCCTACTGGTCAATTGAACCGTGGGGAGACGAGTGGCGTCAGGTCGCTCGTCTCGCCACGGCTCTGTGTACGTCATGGGGCGCGAAGAATCTCAAGGAAGAGATGATTATGCCCAGCCACCGGAAGCGAGAGCAGACCCCCGCCGAGATGTTTGCCGAACTCGGCAGGCTGGCAGACGCAAACCGCGCCGCGCGTGAAGCGAGGGGCGGCTGATGGCGACGATCGGCAGCATCGGGATCGCATTCGACGCCGACACCGGCGGGCTAACAGCCGGCGTCGACACCGTCGTTTCTTCGCTCGGTGGGATTAGGGCAGCAGTCGAGGAACTCCGCACGCAACTGGGCGGTCTGTCGTCGCTCTCCGTGGCTCTGAACGTCGACACTTCGGGGGTCGAGGCAGCGACAAAGTCCGTGGCCTCGCTCAAGACTGCGGCCGCGTCGGCGAGCGCCGAAGTCGCCGTGACGGCAGACACCTCTGCCGTCTCCGAAGCCGCCGGGGAAGTCGAGAGTCTAGGGGGGGCAGTTCAGGTAACGGCCGCCGCCGCCTCGCAGGCCCGCTCGTCACTTGCCGGCCTCGTCGTCACGACGGCGACGGTCGCAGTCTCGGCGCAGCAAGCGGTGGCGGCCTACGCAAAATTCCGGCAAGGATTCCTGGACTTTATCACATCAACTACTGGTGCCACCACTGCGTCAGGGGCTCTCCGTGCCGTGCTTCGGGGCCTCGCCGGTGACGTTGACTCACTTCGCGCCGTGTTTGGAGGCGTCAAGGCTGGGGTCGACGAGATGGTCGCGGGCTTTCTTTCGGCCAGCAACATCAACGCCGTCCTTCAGGGAACGCTCGGTAACGTTCTGAGGCTGTTCGGCGCAACGGACGAAGCCGTTATCGCCTCGACGCAGGTGATCGCAGACTTGATGACGAGGCAAGTCTCGCTTGCGGCAAGCAACCGACTTGTGCAGCAGTCGCTGCAAGTTGTAAGCGCCGCTTACGACAACGCCACCGCAGCGATTGTCTCTTTCCTGACCGAGACCGAAACGGGACGGGCTGTCGCCGACGGGCTCGCAAGGGGCATCGTCGCGATCGCCAGGGCCGCCGTCACGGTCGACTCGGCGATCGCGTCAGCGGTCTCGCGAGTCACCTCGTTTGTGACCAGCACAGAGTTGATGAGCCGAGTGTCGGCCACCGTCGGCACGGCCTTCGACGAGGTCGCGGCCGCTGCTCGCGGTCTCGTCAGCGGAACCTCGACGCTGGGCGAAGCCTTCGCGGCAATGCAACTGCGGCTCGGGCTCGTCTACGAGGGGCTCGTCAGGCTGCTTCCGTCGTTCGACGAAGTCGCGGCGGTGGTCGGCTCGACGGTCTCCTCGATGGGGCGACTTGCGGCCCAGGCCGGGGGTGTCGTCACGGCTCTTGGAAATGTTGCTGCGGGCCTGAGCATCGTGTCCGTCGCGGGCGAGCGGGGCGTGACCGCCCTGGACTTCTCCGGAGCGGTCGCAAACACGGTCGCGCTGAGCGCTGGCTTTGGCGCACTTCAGGGCGCTGCGGCCGGCGCTGTCGCCGGAACGGGCCTGCTGGCTGGCGCTGCCTCTGGCGCTGCGTCTGCGATCGCGGGACTGGCTTCGACGTTTCCGCTGGTTGCCGCCGGCTCGATCGCATTCGCCGTCGCGACCGGCAAAGTCGCGGACGAACTTCAGCGACTCGCGGGCAGCGCGGGACAACTGGGCGACCTGTCTGACCGGTTCGGCCAGCCAGTCCAGGAGATGGAGAAACTTCGCATCGCTGCGAACAACACCAACACCGCATTCGCAGCGGTTGTACGGGGCCAGCAGACCTTTTCCAGCAATATCGAGAAGGTGAAGATCGGCCAACTTGGAACACCTCAAGCGCGCGAGGCGGCGGCGGCCTTTTCGAGGCTAGGCATCAGCGTCCAAGACTTGCGGTCGAACAGCCCAGAAACAGTCTTCATGGACGTTGCGAAGGCTGTGTCTGCGATTCCGGACGCCACCAAGCGAACCCAAGTGGCAATGGACTTGTTTGGGCGCACTGGCCCCGCCTTGATGCCTCTGCTCAAGAATCTTGAGGCGATCAATGCCGACATGGAGAGACTTGGAGGAACCATCGAGCAGACGGACTTCGACAGGCTTTCAACGCTCGACAGGTCGTTCCAGAGAGTGCAGACAGCAAGCGCTGCCCTGTCCCGGTCGCTGCTCATGCCGTTCACGCGGATGCAGCAAGCGGTAAACAATCTTTCAGCGGACGTCAGCGGCGGTCTCGCGAAGGCGTTCTCGTCCGTGGGCCAGATGCTGGCCGACATCAGCACTCCGGTCGCCGTTGTGATCGAGATCGTTGGCCGGATGACGAATGTCCTGCTTCGCGTGGTGGGCATCTTCGCAGAGATCGCGACTGCGCTCGGTGTCTTCAGTACAGTGGCTGCGATCTTCGAGGGCATCCGGGTTGGCTTCGAGACCGCGATGGCACCGATCGAGCAGATGCTCACCGCCATCGAGGGCGTGGCGAAGGCGATCACTGACTTCTTGGGGCCGACCGTGGACGGAATCGGCCTAGTCGGACAGGCGATCGGCCTCGTCGTCGGGGCTCTCGGCCAGTTGGTGACCTACGTCGCCCTGGGCGCTGCTGCGTGGGGCATCTATTCCGCTGCGGTCGCCGTGGCGACCGGATTCTCTATCGCGGCGACGGTCTCATTTATCGCAATGTGGGCGGCCGCGCTCGGCCCGGTCGCTTTGGTCGTGGGCGGCCTAGCGCTTATCGGAGCCGGGATCACGCTCTTGATTTCCGGCATCAGTTCCGTGGTGGGGTGGTTCTTCGACTGGGGCGCCTCGACAAGCGAGATCGACGGCGCAACTGCAAGTGTCGACGAGTTGGCGGCGGCGGTCGCTGAGGCCGAGTCTTCGTCACTCAAGAATGGCATCGAGGAAGGAATGCTCGCTGCCGGTGAGGCCGCGAGTGCAGCGGCGGACGAGGTCGGCAAAACGATCGGACTCAGCCAGGATCAAGTTGATGCACTGAAGGCCACCATTGGCTCGACCATCACAGCCGCAGCGGGGCTCGTGGGGCTCGACCTGAGTGGCGAAGAAGGCGAGAACCAGTTCGACCGGGCTCGCGAGTCGATTGCCAGCGCTCGCGGCGAAATGGACGAGTTCAGTATCCGCGCGGCAAGACTGGGGCAAGCAGGCACTGAGGCCATCACGGCGTCGAGCGAGGAGTTTAATGAACTCCAGAGGAACCTTGCCAGCGGGAAGATCAATCTCGAAGAGTTCGAGAAGGGCTACGACGAGGTCAGCGACGGTCTTGGAAAGACCCTGGAGGCGATCGAGAAGGGGTCGCCCGAGGAAACGCTCAAGAGGAATCTCGAACTCTTCAAGCAACTCGACGACGCCGCCAAGCAAGTCGA